TAAGATTTTTTTTCATTTGCTTCTTTGAAATTTTAGGACCACCGATTGGATCACCGTATTCATCTCTTTTCATCTCTTCACTCATTTTCTTTTTTGGTTTATCAGTTGAGACATAGGTTGGTTTTGCAGCACCTGATTTTGCTTGTTGACCAGGATCTGCTTTCTTCTTTCTACGAGCAGCAGAGAGTCTTTCTGCTTTTGTCATACTTGCTCTCTTTGATGATGATACACATTTAGGTGTGCCTTCACCAGGTTTGTCACTAGCACAAGTTCCTCCAGTGACGACATTAACCCAACCAGGTTTGCCATCTTTGGACTTTGAACCTTTGAACCACTTATGAAGTGAACCCTCTTTCACTGATTGTTGAAATGCTTTCTTTACTTCAGAAACACCAATTACATCAATCACTTCTGCGAAGGTCTCTCCTTTTGAATCTTCGATAGTAACAGAATCACTCATTAGAACTAGAATTCTCCTTATTATTTAGTATTCCTTGTTTTAACATCTTTGACAACTCAGATGTTGATCCTACAAATAATGCGTTGTTAGTTACGTTATTAGTTGTTTGTTTCTTATCTTCATCTACTTCTTTAACTTTCTTTTGTAAGTCCATCAACTTATCAGTAGTATCTGCAACTGATTTTATAATCTGTCCTGCAACTTCATATGCTCTGGCACTCCCACCTTCACCTGCAACTTCTAAAATACCATTAAGTGCTTCCTGACCTTTTTCAACTAAAGAATATAAATTTGCACGAGTATAATCATAGTCCTTTTTAACGTCATCCTTAGTAGATTCTACCTTTTGTGGTTTGCTTGTAGGAGTGACATCAATCGCACTACTTGTATTTAATGCTTTATCAATTGAATCATAGTTAGTCATAGTATTCATCCAATATCTCTTTGTTGTGTTGGACTGTATGATCTAGAATCTTGGAATACATCAAGACTACCATTAAATCCAAAGTCATCATCAGGTTCAACAAGTAAATCGTCAGCTGTTGTTAATACATCAATTGATGTATTTCCAAGATGCGTTGCAGCGGTGCTTTGATAACCACGATTTACCGTAATTGTATCTGCATCAACGATTTCCTTAATCTTCATGATTTCTTTATCTATAATAATTCTCATACCAACAGATAAAGCAGTAGTATTAGAAACATTTAATCTAGTTTTAGTTTTACTTAAATCATCTTTTAATACTGCTGTATTATCATCATTATAATCTTTAAGTGCTTGAGGGGTTGCAGTATATCTCAACTCTCTTCTTGCATTCTCAGTATCAACAGAAGCATGATAATCGACCTGAACTTTCTTGATAAGACCCTCACTAGAATCAGATACAGGACCGAAGAGATAAGTTTTTGCAGTAAAGTTTAATGTGTATATAAGTGCTCTTCTTGTTGCAAAATCTCCTTCATAATCATCTTGGAATGAAATATTATCTAATACTATTGGAATATCTCTTTTCTCACCAATTACATCTACAAGATCTACAGTAACATTAAATGATGGTTGAAAATAAGGTAATATTTGTTCTACAATTTGCAGTGCATCATCATTTAACTTAACAAGAATATTTAATTCAAATCCAAGATTATATGGAACTGGCATAAAAACTTTTCTAAGTTTGCCACCATCAGATGCTTTAAATGTTTGTGTTATTCCACCCTTTCTTGTTGCATCATATGCAATATTAGTTGTTTCAAATGACATTCTTGGTAATGTGATTTGAACTGCACGATTTAGATCTGGTTGTTGTTCTAATCTTGCTAGGAACTTTTGCATTGGTCCGTAAGCAAGAGGAACTCTCATGTCACTTGTTTCTTTTCCTGCACCATCTTTATGACGTATATGAATATCATTAAAAATTGTACCAAAAGCAATTATGGTTTTTCTGAGTATTTCGTGATAATAGTATTGTCCTAACATTAGAATGTACCGAATGGATTACCTTCTGAGAAATCAAGTATATCATCTGCTTCAGATTCGATGACTTCATTTGATTCAAAGGTTGTGTCTTGATTATCTTCATCGAAGAAATCTAAAGCATAATTTGAGAATACTGTAGATCCAAAGGAAATAGAAGTTGTAACACCAGTAGTATTTAACGATACTATGCTTATGGTGATTGAACTTACACCTATACCTGTAACAGTTGCACCAGCACCTATAACAATCGTTTGTCCAAATTTAACCTGATCTAATTCTTGATTTAAACTAATATTGGATGTGTTAATACCAGTTATTAAAGTAGTAGTTATACCAATAGTTCCTGATATAATTGAATCTGAATTAAAGAATGTTGATTCAGTTGCTTGAATAATTTCACCAGGTAAGAATGCTTTTGTGGTCGTTCCTATACCAACGTTTGATATTTTAAGTATCTTAGTATCAGTATCCCACTCCTTAACTCGTGCTTCAACACCAGATGAAACTCCTTTAACAACTTCACCTCGTGTAAAGTTACCCACACCATTAATTAATGATGGGTTTGCAATTGTTACTGTTGGTGAAACAGTATATCCAGCACCTGCATTTCTGAGTGTAATATCTGATATTGTATTATCTGCAAGAAGATTGACATCTGCAACAGCTGATATGGTGCTATTTCCAGTGATTGTTACTATTGGTTTTGAACCATATCCAGCACCATTATTTGACATAGTAAAGTCAACAATACCAAAGTTTGTTAATTCTACAGCAGCAGTTGCTGCTGCACCTACCCCACCACCACCTGTTATGGAAACCAATGGTGCTTGTGTATAACCTATACCTGCATGTGTCAATTCAATTCTCTCTATTGAGAATACTCCACCTCTTGTTGTTGTTATTGCAACAGCAGTTGCATTTATATTACCTGCACCAAATGGAGCAGTAGAAATAGCAACAGTAGGAGTGCTCGTATATCCACTACCATCATCATTTAATACAATTTGACGAATATATCCTTTATTACTCACATTCAATTGTGCATTTGCAGTTGCGGTAGCACCTATTCCTATTAAATGAAGAGTTGAAATATACCCAATATCTTCAAGTTGAGAATCAATTATATCAATACCAGTATCAATAACCTCATCTTCATATTCAAATAGTTCACATTTAAGTTGATATACGTAATTTTTTCCTAATTGATAGAATGGTTCCTCATGCTCTACAAATTTAACTTCAAATAATCTTGCTCCAAGTGGAAAAAATATAATATCTCCTTCACGAGGTCTTGTTGATAATTCATAATCATCATCAGAATTTAAAAATGGTGATATAAAATCTTCAAATCTTTCTTTTGATATAGTAAGAGTAAGTTCATCTCTTAAACTCACACCAAATTTAGTCATGATGTCTCCTTGACCACCATAACCCTCATAAGTGTTTACATATGCTTCTAATAAAAAATTATCATCAAAAGCAGATGATTGCACTTCTTTAATTATTGTTTGTTTTCTTACAAATTTTCTTGGAATATATGTGACTTCAACACCATAAATTTGAAGTTGTTCATTTATTAAACTTTGAACAAGTCTTTGCTCACTCTGAGATCCTTGTAGAAAAAAGGGATTTAATGCCATTGATCATTACCCTATAAAATCAAGAGGAGGTAACTCATATTCGAGCATCATCTTCTCTTTAATTCTTTCTAAATCTCTTTCTGCATCATCATATATTTCTCTACCATTGAGTTCTAAACCACCTGGTAATTTAACTCCTCTAAACTTGATTAAATTTTGTCCCCACTGTCTTTTAATTAAAGCAGTTAAATAAAGTTTGACAAAGTAATCATTATAAACCTGTGTAAAGTTATCAGGATCTAATGCTCTGTGACAATCTAAAATTAAGAAATTACCTGCTAATTGTGCTCCCCAATCAATATCTAAGTATAATCTGTCTTGTCTCTTATTAAATCTAACTTGTGCTTCTGGTGTAAGTAAGAAATCAATATCCTCAAGACGAGTTTTTGTCATGCTATATTGAAGAAGTTCAACAGAGTTAAAATAATACAAATCATTTAAAAATAACTGATATTTAATACTAAACATGCTACCAGATATTGAACTAGTATCAAATTTAAATATTTTGTTTACACCTACAACAGATTCAGGTATTTGTAAAAAATTTGAGTTTTCGTAAAATGTTGTTGTGGTTGTTCCATAACCAGGTATATTTGTTGATGTTGCTGTAGTAGTTACTATTCCTACACCCGTTTTACTGTTAATAGTAGTTTCACCAGGAATATCCACCCCCATTCCTCTATCAATATCACCTTGAGTGATTTCATATTTAAGATACATTCTTTCAACACCATCAAAGTGTCTTTCATTGAAAAGTTGTATCGCATCATCAACCAAATCATCAACTTGATCATCATCAACGTTTATCTCCAAGACAGGAGCACCCAACTTCCTAAAACAGTAGTCAATTAATTGTTGTCTAGTTGCTGGTTTTGCCATCTTCTTCTTCTATCTCTGCTAATAGATTTTCGTATTTTTCTTGATATTCAAGTTTTTCTGCCATTAATTCTTTTTGTGCATCTAAATGATCTTGAACAGTCGTTTGTAATTTTGCTTCAAGAAGAATATTCTGGTTGGTTAATGTAGAAATTTTTTGATTATATACTTTTATTAAAGTATTCACATCAACATCATTATTTTGTGTCATAGTTTAAAAAGTCCCGCCATCGAGAGTATCTGTCCATTTTGGTATGCCAGAGGCATTAGTTGTAAGTACAAAGTTTGAAGTACTTATACCTGCAGCAGTGCCAGCAGCACCAACTTGCTTACCTGTTGTATCGAAGTAAACGATACCATTTCCAGTAGTGTCATAATCACCATTCTGGAAATATATTCCTTTAATATCTAGGAAACCTTTTGTACCACTTACAAGATTATTTACAATTGTAGCATCAGGTATGTATGTAAAGGATCTTTCTGGTGCATTACTTGCATCACCACCAAGATCATGATATCCAAAGAAACCTTGTTTTTGATTTCCAGAACCTGAACTTGTATTATAACCGAATGCTACACCACGATCAGTGTTCGTATCAACATTTGCTGTGACTGTTAATTGAGTTGTAGTTGCAATACCACCAACTTGAACAGCATTAGTAATTGTGACCAATGCCTCATTTAAATCATAAGTTGAAATTGTAGTACCACTTGCTATATTTGTTCCAGAGATACTATCACCTGTGTTAATACCAGCAGTTGTATCAAGTTTGATTGTGCTAACACCAGCAAGTGCTGTCATCATAACAGTTCTTGTGCTAGTTGTAACACCCAAGTTGATTATTGGATCATTAAGATTAACTGTAAATGAGTCAACTGTTGTAGTTGTACCATCAACTTGTAAGTCACCTTTAACAATAACTGTACCTTCATTACTTAAACCATCTGGATATGGGTCAATATACAGAAGATTACCATGACCTTGCTTAGTTGAAATGATATTAGATGAAATACCAACTCCACCCAATCTTGCATCTAAGGCAGTAAGTGTTCCTCCTGTTTGGAAAATATCACCTTGGAAAGTTGATATACCAGTAACTAATAAGTTACGGATAGTCATCTCATCAACAAATAAATCGTCTTTGATGTGAAGATCACCACCTACAAATAAATCACTAATGAAAGTACCGATACCTGTAAATGTAGATACACCTGTTACACCTAAATTTCCACCTATATTAACACTCTTCTCTATACCTACTCCACCTTCGACTACAAGAGCACCATTGTCTTTTGTAGATGAATCGGTAACGTCTGCCATAATAATAGACACACCGTTAGCATATGTCCAATCAGCACCAGTTACCTGTACTCTATCAGTTCCATTCTCATCATATTCTATTTTTGCATCTTTACTATCACCAAAGGTAAGAAATGTATCATCTGGAATAATTACTTCTCCAGTTCCATTAGGTGATATGAATAAATCTCCGTCTGTATTTGTGGTTGAAAGAACATTTGCATCTAATCTTAAATTATCTACATTCCATTGATCAACTTTCTGGTTTTGATCAAGAACAGGAACAAATCCTCTAGCAGCTGCAGATGGGTTTGATTGACCTGCAACTAAACCTGGTCCTATACTTAATAAATCTGTAAAATATCTACCACCAATGACTTGTGGATTATTAGCATTATCTCCAACAAATAATCTATCACCTTTATTCGATACTGTACCACCACCACTCAGGGTTACAGCAAGTTCACCGAAATTAAGACTACTTGGTGCAGTCGTTCCAGTCGATCTTTTAACTCTTATAATACTTGCCATTTCAGAAACTTCCTCCGTTTATGTCCAAATTCTGTGCACTGCCTGGAGTCAACTCCAAAGTTCCAGTCCATTGTTGAGTGGTGCTGTTGTATACTAAAACCATTCCATTCTTTGGATTACTGGCGTTCACATCACTTAGTTCACCAATAGTTCCTGCTGAGGCTCCTGCTAGTGAGGATGTAACCTTAACAGCATTCTTCTGACCTACTCTTACTTTAATTTCTGCCATTACCTTGTAACTCCTTCTCTAACTAAAACTGAACCTTCTAACACTCTTGTGACCTCACCAGATGTATCTGTAATAAGAACATCGTACATAAATCTACCAGGTTTAAGAACTGCAGTTTGACTTGTTGTAAGTCCAACTCTTATTCTCCCTCCAGTAGCATTTATAATTTGTGTTGAAAAATTAGTCGCAGAACTACTGCCAGGATGCTTTCGCATCTGTGCAGCTGCAGTGAAACCAGTCAAATCTGTAGCAGAATTTGTGTCTGCACTTTCCAAAGTGAAAATTTGAGAAAATGTAGTTCCAGTATTAACAGTTAGATTACTTACGTAAACTGCCATTTAAAAACAATATCAGGATCTAAGATATATTTATATTTAATATAACCC